ATGGCCACAAAACGTCAGCGCCCCAGTGGTTCCTGGGAGTTCATCGTCCGTCGCAAAGGCGTACTGCCGCGCCCCGTATCCCTCACCTTCGAACGAGAGGAGGAGGGCGACAATTACTGTGCCAGGCTGGAAGCACTGCTGGACCGCGGCATTGTGCCGCCAGAGTTGCTCAACGAGAAACCGGATATAGCGACCATCCGTGACGCGATCCGCGACTATCTGGTGCAGGTAGCTGTTGCGGAGTCCGACAAGCCCGTGCTGGCCACGCTAACCGGCAAGGTGGGCGAGATTGAGCTGCGCTCGGTCAACTACTCGTGGGCGGAAAGCTGGGTTCGCAGCATGAAGCAGGATGAAAAGCTCTCACCCTCCACCATTCGCCACTATGTGGGCTCGCTGGCTCGCTGTTTTGACCACCTTACCCGGCGACCGAACAGTACATTCGTCACCAACCCCTTGCGATTGCTGCCCAAGCGTTACGCCACCTACAACGCCGCCGATGCCGCCGTGCTGCGTGCCACTGCGGAAGAGGGGAGGGAGGTACAGGTCCCCGTTGATGAATGGCGGGACAGGCGGCTGGCGCCAGACGAAGAAAAGGCCGTGCGTGGCATTATGGATGGCCAGAAGCCGGAAGGCCGCCAGCGTGCTCTAGCGCTGCGCTGGCAAGGTGCGCTTGAGCTGCTGTTCGAGCTGGCGATTGAAACCGGCATGCGCTTACGCGAGATGTACACCGTGACGCTGGATCAGATCGACACAGAACGCAGAACTATCTTTTTAGACAAGACCAAGAATGGGGACAAGCGACAGGTGCCCTTGACGTCCATTGCGCTGGGGGCATTGGCTCGATACCGTCAGCAGGTGGAAGCCGGTGAGCGCGGGATGGGAGGCTGGCAGTTTGACGGCGGTCGACTGCTACCATGGTGGAATGGCAACGACAGCCCCATGGCCTTAAAGCAGACCACCGCTTTGCTTTCGCGGCAGTATGCGCGGATTTTCGAAGCGGCCGGCTGCACCGATTTTGGTTTCCATGATTTGCGGCACGAGGCCACCAGTCGACTATTCGAGAGGACCAAGCTATCCGACTTGCAGATAGCGAAGATAACGGGACACAAAGACCCCCGTATGTTGTCGCGGTATGCAAATTTACGAGGTTCCGATCTTGCTTTATACCTTTGGTGATTAAGGTGGTAGGATGAAAAAAATATTTAAAGCTGTTTTTTTTGTTTTTGTATCTATTGTTTTGCTGCTTTTCCTGATTTTTCTATTTTGTAGCGGGAAGGACGTAAAGTGGACTGATGTCGCAAGTGTCTGCTTTTCTGCAGCTACTTTGCTTTTTGCAGTGTTTGTATATTTAAATTGGCTACCTACAAAAAAGCGAGATGAATCCATTGCAGCTATTGATCCATTTTTATCGTCTGTGCATGTGCTCTACCGCTCATGTAGAAAAGCAAGGCTCCACTTTGATGATGCTAATCTGGCAGATAATAAATTTCTTGAGCTGAGATCGGTTGTTAAAACATTTGAAATGCTACAGAAGGAGCTAGATGATGCGTTCTATGATGTTATGAGGTTTGATAGAAAATTAAAAATGTATGGGGTGTTGTACTGTAATGACTTTGAAGGGCTGTCAGATGATGTGGATGGGCATTGTCAATCTTGTGAGGTTGGTTTTTATAAAGTGTTATATGCGCTTGGTCAAGATTATAAATTCAAGATTGAGAGCAATGAGTTAGATAAGCTCATGGGCGAACTGAAGGTTGAGTTGTTTCGTGTCGAAATGTGGTGTTCCAAAATATATAACAGTAGGTTCGATGATGTTTTTGTAGTTTGATGTGCTGCCTTGTTGAATTTGATGAGGGGTTGCTTATGCAACCCCTAAATTAAGGAATGAAATTACGCGGCAGTCTCTAATTTATCTAGATTAGGGTGTTGGCGAATGTGTTTTCCCCGCGTCCCCGCCGCTCCTGCCGCCGTTTTAACCCGCGAGGGCTTGAAACCCTCGCCCATGACGCGGGAGGCCTCGGCCAGCGCCAGCCGCTCATTGGTTTGGCGGCGGACTTCATCGCGGATGTATGTCAGCACATCGTCGCGCAGAAACACCCAGGCCACGCCTACCTTGCAGCCCGGCAGTGCGCCCTTGTCCGCCAGCTCCCTGGCCGTTTCTGTGCCGATGTTCATCAGGCCGGCGGCTTCGTCGAGATTCAGCGTTTCTTTCATCGTTTTTTCCTTCTTCATTTTTCTAGCGGCCATAGGCGAGCGGCCTTGCCGGCTTATCAGAGAACGGCGCACCCCAGTTGATTGGGCTGGCCGCTCGCCTATGGCCGCGGTTGCGGCTTCACTTGCTTTCTAGTGGGATGCTGATCTACCCGGCTTGGCGCACAACCTGGCCAACTCCACTAACCACGCGGCGAGGGCCGGGGGTGTGTGCTCTCGCTCTGCCTTCGATATGTGAGGCCGGAAGTCATGGCGCTTCCTGCTTTGCACCACATAGGCGGCTTCTCCCATCACGTATGGCAAGGGGGGGATATTGCTTGGCTCGCACCCAACCACATAGAACCAGGTCGATTTTTCTGCCTTATGCCCCCACCACTTTTGCGGAGCGGCCAATGTCCAACCCCCAAAGGCATCACGGCAACCTGGCTCTGGCAAGAGTTGCGACGGCCACAGCGTCGATCCGGCTGGATGCTCAAGCACGCCACCAAATTCACGAACCAAAGCGACGGCAAGTCGCGCGAGGTTACGCTCGTCAGCCCGCGGCTCAGCAAATGCACGAAGCCTTCCCCACGCTCGGCATGGCGGATGCGCCACAACCGGCCAAGGCCCGTCGTATGTCCGCGCGTCGCGCTCCATGTCGTAAATCTCAAGGGACGGCATTGCCTTGTAGTTGCTGTCAGCACGGGCAAAGAGAATTGCTACTTGTTGCATTACTCGTCCTCGCTCAAATGGGTTCCACCACCAGCTCCAGGCTGGCGCGCTCGTCGTCCAGGATCTGGAAGCAGTCGCGGCCCTGGCTGTCGCACCCGTTCTGCACGAGCTGGCGCTCTAGGGTGTTGCGCACCAGGGCGATGACGTTGCCCTGTAGCTGCAACAGCTCAATCGGCAAGCGCAGTACGATGAACGGAACAGCGCCCGGGCCGGCCTCGGCGGTGGCTTCCAGCTCGATATCTCGCAGGCGCCGCGCGATGCGTTCGGCACGGTCGATGTTGTGGAGCTGGCCGTTGACCGCGTCCAGCTCGGCGCGGTATTTGCCGGTTGCGGCTTGCACAAGGCGGGTGTAGAGATTGGTTTGCACGTTCATTTCTGATCCATCCCCAAGAGTTGTTTGCATCGAGCCCACTTTGCGCGGGACTCCGCATACGCTTGTTGAAACCGCTGCAGCGTTTCGTCGTATCCACGCCCATCTATAAGCTGCAGGCACACGACACGCGCCATGGCATTGCTAAGGCCATCAACGTCTCTGGCTTCCTCGATCAGCAGTTTCGCCATTACATTCCTGTCCGGCCCATACACTTGCTGTTGCATGTTCCCTTCCTCCTCACTGGACCCGAGCGGTGAACTTCCGCGCGCGGTCGATTGCGTTGTTCAGCTGTCTGGCGATGGGCTTGCTGCTGCCGCCCTCGGCGCGCCAGCGGGCGCCCGGCCGCGGTGCGTCCTGGCTTTGGAGCAGGGCTGCCATGCGGATTTCGTTGAGGTGTTCCAGGCCGGCCGCCGGCGCCATGCGCTTGAAGCGCTTGCTCAGGCGCTGGCTGGTCAGGCGCAGCACGGTGTCGGCGCGCTTCCGCTCCGCCTGCTGCTGGGCTTGCTGCACCCAGCCGTCCGCGAACTTCATGAAGTCGCTGATCTGCTGTTGGAACTGCCGCTGAGCAGCGCGGCCTCGCTGCTGGCGTGCTCGGTTTTCGGCTTCCGGCAGAAAAGCGTCGTCCTCCGGCCGCGTGCTCATGTAGATGTCCATCTCCGCCGCCTCGGCCGCGACGCGCTGGGCGTCGCCTGGCTGGGCCGGAAACGGGGTAAATTTCGTTTCCGTAGAGTTATTGACACGAGTCCAAGGGGCGCTTTCGCGCCCTGAAACCCCAACCCCGCGCTTGATTTCCCAGGTGTGCATCCGAGTCACCGCCAGCTGCCCGCCGTCCACTTCCACCACCCCAAACAGACGCTTCTGTCCCGGCTCGCCGTAGCGGTTGGTGGCCGGCGCGCTATCCTTGGCCAGACGCAGCGGCATGTTCTTGCGGCTGGCCTCATGGCCGCCCATCACCTCAACGAAACGCCCCCAGTTGCCGGCGTCCGCGGCTGCGGCGGCGCGCATCAGCACATCCTCGGCGTCCGCGTAGTCAATGCGACGCAGCTCGCGCCACACGCCCACCGGCGGGCCGCCCACTTGCTGAAACTGACGAATGCCCCAAGTGCTGGCCCAGGCGTCCACGCGCTGGGCGGTAACGGTGGCATCGGTGGCGTAATCCTCGGCCAGCGTCAGGCCGTCGTCGCCATCCGGCCAGCCGCCAACGGCTTCATAGTCCTGGCCGATGGAAAAACCATCCTGGCGGGTGCCGTCCACGTTCTTGGCGATGTATTTGGCGATGTAGCCGGCAGCGGTGCCCCGGCTCCAGTCAATGCGCTTGAAGTCCACACGGGCCTTGATGGCCTTCCACACCCAGCGGGAACGCTTGCCGTTCCAGAAGGCCTTCTCCCAGCCTATGGCCTCCGCCAGCTTGGCCAGCGGTTCCTTGGCGCCGGCGGCCTTTTGCTTACGCGCCATGGCCATGGCGTCGGCCCTCGTCAGCGCGTAGCGCAGGCCCAGCTCCTGACGGTCCTCGCGCACCGCATGACGGGCGACGATGCGGCGAAACTCGCGCACATGCTCCGGCTTCATGAAGAACAAGCCGTGATAGTGCGGCGTGCCGTCGTGATGCGGCTCCGCCACCCGGAACCCAAAAATCTTGATGTCGGCGCGCGCCAGGCTGGCGCCAATGCGTGACCACACCCCGCCCAGGTAATCCCGCGTATCCGTCGGCGTGCTCACACCGTCGTAATGCGGATTGCGCTGGCCACTGGCCGCCACGCGCGGGTGGAAGCGGCTAGGGGCGGTGAGGGTGATGAACTCGCCGGCCAGCTCCAGGCCAATGGCGATATGCTCAAAACCGGCTATGCGGCACATCAGCTCAGCGCGGCGGATGCGTGGATTGCTCATGCCGGCGTCGGCCACGTCCGCCAGGCTGAACTCCTCGCCTAGCTCATTGATGGCAGTCAGCGCCTCCAGCAGCGCACGGTTGCGGCGCTTTTGCTCGCGCCGGCGCGTCACCGCGTCGTGGCTTGCGTACAAGGCGTGGCGCTTGTGCACCAGGCCCAGGGCGATAGACAAGGCCTCAGCCTTGCGGGCGTTCACACGGCGCAGGTTCCGGCGCCACCACAGCGAGCAAGCCAGCCGCAGCTTGATGCCGCCGTCGGTGTCCGCGTTGGGCAGCGCAATGCCGTGCTCGCTGCAGAAGCGCTCCAGGTCTTCCATGCCGACGCCGTCGCGGTGCAGCGCCTCCGCCTGGCTGGCCTTGGCCTTGGCGTATTCCACCAGTTGGCTTTCGCTGGCGCCCAGCTCCAGCGCCTTGGCCGGGAAACGCCCCACCAGCTCGCGCAGGTAGTTGTTCGCCTCCGCCTCGCGGCCATCGTCCAGCACCCCCTTGCGGCCGGTGAGGTTGCGGTTACGCCGGCGCAGCCAGTTGCGGCGCACCGCCCGCTGCAAGTGGCGCGGAAAGTGGCCAATCTTGGCCAGCGCCCAGCTGTCCGGCAGGTGGCTCAGCTCCGGCATCTTGGGTGTCATGCGGCTGCGTCCTGGCTATGCGGCAGCGCTGCCGGCGCTTCCACGTCTACAGTACCGGCGGCCAGCCGCGCCGCGGCGTGCTCGCTCTCCGCCAGCAGGGTTTCCAGCTCGTACCAAAGCTGCCCCATCCCCGTCATGCCCAGCCCCAGCCCTTTCAGCGGCAGGCGGTGCATCGCGGCCATGCGGACGATCTGCTCGCGCACCCCGGCTATCACCTTGATCCCGTCTTGCATATCGGCGATGGCCTCCAACTGCGCCTTCGTCAGCACCTTGGACTGCAAGACGCTAACGGACTGCAAATGCTGAACCGCGCGGCGTTCGTCCACCTGGGCGTCCAGCCGCTGGCACGCGGCCTGAAAGTCAACGTAAGACATGGCAATTTCCTCAGACGGGCAGGGTGAACTGGAGCACCACCAACAGCGCCAGCACCAGGGCGGCGGCGATGGCCTGGCCGTTGCTGGCCGGCTGCCGCAGAGGCGCCGTGTAGCAGCCGGTGCCGTTTTTGAAGCGGACGTAACGCAGCTTTTTCATGGGGTTCTCCAGTTTTTGGGCGTAAAAAGCCCCCTCGCGCCACGTGGGTGCGATTTTTTTGCAAGGGGGAACGGGGTTAAATCAGCTCGTCAGGCGAGGCCGGGCAGCTCCAGCTGCCTATCGTCAATCGGCGTTCTCAAGCCCAGGCGCGTGCGCTTATGCTCGATGGCGCAGGACTCGCTGTAGGTTTTGAACGGCTTGCCGCAGTTCTCGTAATCGCCGCACTGGTAGTAGGTTTCCCTCACCGTTTCCGTCAGCATCCGGCTAGTGCGCGCATAGGAGACAAAGCCGCAGTATTTGCACGGGTACGCCATGCCTCAGCTCCGGCAAAACAACTGAAAGGTCAGCTCGTTCATCTGCACCGTCTTGGCGCAGATATCGTGCTGGATGCGCTCCAGGCGGCGGCGCTCGCGGCTGTCCACCTCGCCGTCACGGGTGGCCTCGCGCCACTCGCGCGCCAGCCGCGCCACGTCTTCCACCAGCTCCATGTACAGGGTCTGGATTTCCTCGTTGTCCACCCGCTCGGCGTCCGGCATGCGCACAAACACGCCGCCGCTGTCCATCGCCACCGCCTCGGCAAACAGCGTGGAGCCGTGGAAAGCCTGCATCTGCATCGCCTCATGCAGGCTGATCACCTGGCCCCGGCGCTCATAAACGCGGTTCTCCAGCGCATCTTTAGTGATCCCCAGCGCGGCGGCCATCGCCGGCCATCCGCCGGGCATGCCCTTGCACATCTGTTGGTAGCAATTTCTGAAGTTGTCCATCGGGTATCACCAAAAATCTAGAGGTCTTGTGGTTTCCAGGCCGCGGCGGCTTGGCTACAGTTCAAACATGGCCGGCGCGGCTGGCTTTCCAGGCGGCCAGACCCAGCAGGTAGATGTCGCGGGCCAGCTTGCTTTCGGAATAACCGGTGTCCGCGATGGCTTGATCGAACTCGCTGCGTTCGGCTTGCAGCAGGCGCATTTGCACCGGCTTGACCTTGGAAGTGCCGCGCGGACCGTAAGCGCGACGCGGGCGGGCTGTCTGTTCGGCGTTTTGCATGTGAGTTACTATGCTCAAGAAAGTGATTCGCAAGCACATGATGGATTAAAAAATTAATCTACGCAACAGGTATGGATTAAAAAATTGAGCCTTGGGGATAGATTGCGGGCGGAAAGAGCCCGTTTTGGATGGAATCAGCAAGAGGCTGCCAAAGTCGGTGGCATCGCCTATTCCACATATCAAGGGTATGAGAGGGGCGACAGATATCCTGACGCTCAGTCATTGGCAAGCTGGGCTACAGCGGGGTTTGATGTGCTTTACATCGTCACCGGACAGCGGAACGCCTCTGATCTCTCTCCTGAACAGAACGCCGTTTTGGCTTCCTTTGCCCAACTAGACGAACGTGGCAAGCACTTCATTTCTGACATGATCCAGGCCTACAACAAGGCCCATAGCTAGTTGCAGGGTGTGGAGTTGATTTTGCAAGCGTAATGGCTATTTCAGCGGGGCGGCGATGACCAGTGGAGTGTCGATCTCAGAACGGTTGAAGCAAGAGCGTAGCCGACTGGGGATGATTCAGATGGAAGCGCACAAGGCCGCCGATGTTAGCTATGCGACATACCTTGGCTATGAAAAAGGGACCAGCTTCCCTAACGCTGAAGTGTTAGCAAGACTCTTTACAGTCGGCTTTGACGTTACCTACATCATCACCGGCAAGCGCGACGACTCGAAGCTGTCGCCTGAAGCTCATACCCTTTTGAACCAGTTCCAGCAACTGGACCCGCGCGGCCAGCGCCTGGCCCTTGGGGTGATGCAGCAGATTCACCAGAATCTTTCCGAATAGCGCGGGCTCAAGCTCGAAACCACAACGCCCGGCCAAGTGCCGGGCGTTGTGTTTGTGATTTACATCATGTCAAAGTGATATGCTTATGGCTTTAATGAATGTCGCAACAACGCATTGTGACATATCGCACCTTTGGCTCTGAGGCTCCCATGTCCTTTATCTTTTTCCTTTCCGCCATTTTTAGCATGGCTGCTTTTTGGTATGCGGCAGCCAAAGAACATGCTTCAAAAGGCCGCAGCTGGATTACCAGACATTGGTTAGCGGGGATCTCCGCCTTAATTATCGGCACCCTCCAAGCCGTGCTGTTTGCCGCGGATGCCTGGTACTGGAATGCTGCGGGCTTCCTGATCGTGCTTGGTGCTGCAGGGAGCCTCATGGAGGCCAAGAAACCGAAACCCTCAAGCCCTCCGACTGCCAAGGCACCTACCCGGCCACCCAAACCGGTCTCCACTTCATTTTCTGGCGGCGTGCGCTTGAATGGCGCACTGGAAGAGCTGCGCGAAATGTGCCGTGAAATGGCGGACGACGGGGTGATGGAGGAGGGGGAAGTCCGCATGCTAGCGGGCTGGTTGGAGCTGCACCCCTGGGTGGTCAGCGATGGCCCGGTCAAAGTCATGGCCGACTACATCCGTGAAGTGCTGGCCGATGGCGAAGTCTCCGTCATGGAAGGCATGGATGTACTGGAACTGGCTGAGGCGGTGGCCTATGGCAAAAGCATCGCCGATATGCGTGGCTGGACGGCCCTGACACCACAAACCGATACCAGCCCGTCCAAGGTCAAGCGTCGTTCCAAGATCCCCAGCCGACATCGCATCACAGGAAACCAGCTGGACACCATCCGTTTCGCTTACCGCAACGCCAATGGCGAGTACTCAGAACGGCGTGTAGTGGTGCGGGTGGTCGATGATGAGTATTTTCAGGGACACTGTCTGAAGCAGCAGTCAAAGCGAACCTTTCGCTTGGATCGGGTTCAGGGTTATGTGACGTCTGAGGAGTCTGGCGAGGTGGCCAGCCCATTCGATTGGGCACAAGACTTGAGAACCTCGCGCACTTAGGTTGTTGTCCCGGATTGCTGGGCTTTATTGAGGTAACACCAATGAATCTCGACTTTTTGACGCCGCTGTACTGGCTGGCCTTTTCACTGGCCGGCTTTGGGCTGGCCAGCTATCTGCTTGGCCGCGCGGCCTTGAACTGGCGCCTGTGGCGCCATGGCGACGACTACGCTGATGCGCGCCGTTACGGACGGACGGTGATGCAGCTCACCTGGCTGGCCGGAGTGCTGCTGACGGGATGCCTGCTGTTGTGGCGGGGTTAGGGCGGCTAGTCCTCCCTCCGTAGCTTGATGCCACCAAGGTGCCCGACGAGCGTGAGGGGTTTTGTTTGAGCCTTGCTTTTTGTATGCTATATGATTGGTTTTTTAGTGATGGCTGCACCCGCCAAGCGAGTTGGTGTGGCTTAGAGGTGCCATGACTGCAGTTTTGCTAAATTTGTATGTCACTGTAATTGTTGGTCTTGTTTTCATCACCAGTGTCATTGGCTTGCACGTTTTGAGGTCTGAACCAATTGAAATTTGTCAACTACAACCATATGTGTACAATGGAAGATAATGTGCAACTGAATTCTAGTTGCAAGACATTGGGTACCGATGTGTTGCCTGCTTCTGAGGTAGGCGCATGTCGAAGGTAGATAAGGCTCTTGCCAAGTTGCGCGGCAATCCTCGGCCCAAGGACTTCACATGGGATGATCTTATCCTGGTAATGGAGTCTCACAACTTCACCTATCACAAAGGTGGTAGCGGCTCAGGAAGGAAGTTTCTTCATCCGTCAGGCTACCCTCTCTGCCTGCATGAGCCGCATCCGGAGCCCACCTTGAAGGCATATGCCATCAAGGCTGCTATTCAAGCATTAATCGAAACGGGAGAGATACAATGAACGACCTCTTGTCCTATAAAGGCTTTTCAGGTTCGGTGGAGTATAGCGCCGAAGATGAGTGCCTCGTTGGCGAGGTACTTTTCATTGAAGGTAAGATCGCATACTGTGGCGAATCTGTTAGTGAAATCAAAGCTGTTTTTGTACAGGCAATTGATGAGTACATTGAAATGTGCGCATCTGAAGGCATTGATCCACAAAAGCCATTTAAGGGTTCATTTAATGTCCGTGTTGGCGAGTATTTACATCGGCAAGTTGCAATAGAAGCCAGAAAACGAAAAGTGAGCCTAAATACTTTGGTGGTTCAGGCTTTAGAAGAAAAGCTGGAGCCAAAGGCAATGCACCATCATACTCATTTTCATGAGGAAGTGGTGGTGACTAAACTTGTGACGAATGAATTTGATTTTCATTCAAGAAGATCTGGAATTACAATGCAGGGTTCTTCTAAAGAAGGTGCATTATGCCATTAGCTCTTTTGAGTAGTCTGCGCTACGAGTCAATCGAACTTAAGAGTTCGATTGCGGGGCGGGAGAGTGTGACCGGGGGCAGGATGTCGACACAATCTCGGTTAGAGTATGAGGCGAGGCGAGATGGTGGCGGAAGTTTTATTGTTGCAAAAGCTATAATTGGTGTTTCGTGCTGGGATGATGAGAAAACTGAGGTATTTACTTTGTCTTGCTCGATAGTGTCCCAGTTCGATTTTGATATGGAAATGACTGAAAAAGAAATTGAGGCATATATTTGTAATGATGAAGATAGGCAGCGTATGCAGTTACAGCTTCAGCCAGTTATAAACGCAAAAGTGTTCGATTTGATTGGTGGAGTTGGACTGCTGCCTTCTCTTGGTCTCTCTAAGATTGTATTTGGAGATACATTAGAAAAGATGTGAAATATTTTCCCTCTAAAAGCGCACCAACTTGGTGCGTTTTTTTGTGCCAGCTTTATTATATTGCTCTGTTGGTGTTGACCATTTCATATGCTATTTACTGATAGGTTTAAGAACCATTGTTTATGGTGGACGATATAAGTGAGTAAGTCATCATTGAAGCTTGTGTTTACTCCTATTCGTCACTCTTTGACTAAAAATTCCCTTTTATTTTTGATATTGGAAAGTAATAGATTGAATGATGATTCGTCAAGTTTGTAAATCTATAAAAATAGTGTTGATTGTTATGATTTTTTTTAGCCCTGGAGTCACTGTTTTTTTGTTTGGTCAGTTGGCTGTCAGTAACCCTGGGTTTATCAAAATTGAGCTACTGAGCCTTGGTGGCGTGTATGCTTTTTTCACCGTCCTGTATTTGAAGCTTGCTGATCTGGGACAGGATAGTAAGGCAATGCTACGTGTGCTTGGTTTCTCTTCCATCGTGTTTGGCGTAGTGGCTGCTGATGCCTTAACAAGGATGGCCGACGTTTACAGAATTGAAGACCCTGCTAGCCAGGCTATGGGCATATTCCCGTCTTTGCAGAATTTGGCCTTGTATCTGTTATCTGCTTTGGGGGGCGGGTTTTTACTGATGTCAGTAGGAATGACAGTAGATAAATTAGACCGTTGTGGTCGGTTTGTTTCGAGAATGATTCGAGTTATTGATCAAGGTGCCGAGTCCAAGCCAGAGGCCAAAACCCAGGTGGACGAGCTGGCGCGTAAACGCCAAAAACGGGTGGCGCGTAGCCGCAAGCTTGTTCTCCGGCGAGGGGCAGCGGTGTGCCATGTTCTGGGTAAGTGACTTTGATTAATGTTTTGTGAAAGGGATGTATGAAATTCTTAGTTCGTTATGAGTGTCGGTGTGAGGGAGATGTTTTTATTGGAGAGTTTGCGCTTGAGAGAGGGGAAATGCCCCAAAAAAGTGACCCCATAATTATTAACCTTGCAATGAAAGATTCAATGAGATTCCACAGCTTTGGAGCCGGTGGTATCTCGATTTTGTCGATAGATGCTATGTGAGGCTCTTGAGGTATCTAGGAAAGGAGGGGCGATTCAGGTAATGTTTATTAATTATCGGTAACTGTTGGGTGTATTTGATTCGGCCCAACCTACGGGTCTGCGGACATGGCTCAAACAAACGGCGGGTAAAATTACCCGCCCGGCAGGAATGTCGAAGCTTTTACTGCCCGATAGGCGTGAATGTCACGATTGCTGATCCCCCATTGTCCTGGGAATTGACTTGGTCGACTATAAATGCATAGATCGGCTGGTTTTCTTCCGCGTTAATGATGCAACCTTCAGTTGTATTGGGGGTATAAAACCACTTTTCGTATTCGCCCGTATTCAGGGGGGCGCAATTGAAAAGGATGACTTGCTGGCAAAAAACTGAGCTACCGACATTGTAGGTGATATCGGAAGTCACGGTTACCGCATATTTCCCCTTTGGCAATTTAATGCTGGGTGCAGTGCCACCATCGGTAATCTTGCTCAGGTTGATAGCGTCCGTACCCAGAAGCTTCAGTTGCTTTGCTGAACTCATATTTCAAACTCCAAGGTTATTTAAAAAATTAAGTTAAATGTCATGTCAAGTTACAGTAGCTACAAGTTTGGGATGCACCTAAAGCGATGCCATGCCCCCTTCATTGAGCAAAATGAACCATGTCAAATCACCCAAAGAGCTGGCTTGAGTCCGTCACCAGCGGATCTGAGCAAGTAAGGAATTTCCCACTCAATGATCGTTATAGGTCAAAAAATATGATTTTGCGATATCGAATTTCATTTTTAATGTATATTTCATTAGCGCCTAAGCCTCATAGCTGTCGAGCGGTGTGAATCGCCCCTCCTTTCCTAGACACTTCAAGAGCTGATGATCGCTTCAGATGCGCCGCTACCGCGCAAGACGTAATCAACGCACTATCAGCAGTTCATCCAGCCGAGTGGAATAGCGCGGCGATCTCACGTCTTGACGCATCTGCCAGCGTTGCGTCATATCCTCCGCCGCCAGTCTCACGGAGCCGCGCCCAAACTGTCGGGTGATGGCATCCATTGTGTGCATCAGCCGCTCGCGGCGCGGATCTGACGGCGCGGCAAACAGGTCAGACTGCACCACGCCGCGGGGGCCGATCTCCATCAGCACGATCCCCGCTTTGTGGTAGAGAAAGCCCTTCTTGTAGATAGCCCGTAGGCCGGCCAGCGCCGCGCGGGTAATCTCTATGGTGTCGTCGGATGCCCGTACCAGCGGCACGACGATGTAGGGCCGATACTGAGCGACGTCCGAAAACAGGCTGGTGCTGATGCTGACGCCCACCATGCGCGCGGTTGAGCCCTGGGCGCGCAGCTTCTCCGCCGCCCGCGCGGCATGATGCGAGATGGACGCCACTAGGGTGTTCATGTCGCGCACCTTTTTCGAGAACGACCGGCTGGCGATGATTTGCTGTTTGCTGGGCGCCACGTCCTCCAGCGCGATACAGCTGACGCCGTTGAGCTCCGCTACGGTTCGCTCCACCACCACCGAGAATTTACGTTTGATATGTCGCTGATCCGCGCGCTTCAGATCCAGGGCGCTATGGATGTTCATCGCCTGCAGCTGCTCGGACAGTCGGCGACCGATGCCCCACACATCCCCCACCTCGATCTGGGCCATCAACGCGTCCGCCTCCGCCGGCGTCACGAAATCCCACTCGAACACGCCATTCCACTTTGCTTGCTTCTTGGCAATTCGGTTGGCCAACTTGGCCAGCGTTTTGGTCGGGCCCATCCCGACGCAGGTGGGGATGCCGACGCGACTCAGCACGGCCTCACGCATCCTGTGGCCGTGAGCGTCCAGATCCGGCATGCCGGTCATGTCGAGAAAACACTCGTCGATGCTGTAGACCTCCTGCTCGGCGGCAAACTCAGACAGCACGCGCATCATGCGCCGGCTCATGTCGCCGTACAGCGCGTAGTTGCTGGAGAACACGGCCACGCCATGCTTTTTGCAGACGTCCGCAATCTCGAAGTATGGGCCGAACATGCGCAGGCCCGGCAGCGCTTTGGCTTCCGCAGACGCCGCCACCACGCAGCCGTCGTTGTTGGACAAGACCACGATCGGCTTGCCGATCAGATCCGGCCGGAACACGCGCTCACAGCTGGCGTACATCGAATTGCCGTCCACCAGCGCGAACAGGGTCTTGGTGTTCATCGCCGGAACTTCTTCACCGCGCCGGTCACTACGCCCCATACCTGCAGCTCCTGGCCAGGGTGCAGCGTGATTGGGGGATAGGCCGGGTTATCGGCGATCAGCGCGCAGCGGCCGCGCAGGTTGTGAAGCCGCTTGACGGTGAATTCGCCATCGACAACGGCAATAACGATGTCGCCATGATTGGGCGTCAGCCCTTTGTCTACCACCAGCAAATCGCCCTCGTCGATGCCGGCGCCGCGCATGGAGTCGCCGCGCACGCGCACAAGGAAGGTGGCGGCCGGGTCAGCAATCAAATAGCCGTCCAGGCTGATGGTGTCGTCCAGGTAGTCGTCAGCCGGCGACGGGAAGCCGGCGCGCACCGGGGCGCCGGCCACGGGCAGCGGCAGGCCGCCCGGCTGGCAGCAGTGAATTGTCATGATGGTATTGGACTGGATTGAATGTGTACGAATTCAAATTACACCATGGCGGCGGGATATCCAAGGGCGGGATTGCGCTTTACTCAGCGCGGTTTGCTTGGCGGTGCTTTTGTCCCGGATGGGATGGGGAAGGGGGTATGCAGCCACCCAAAATGACAGGAAATGTCATTTGATTTACTTGTTTGTACTTGCCATAATGTTGTGAATAATTAAATAACCGCCAGTAATTAACCCATATTCCTTTCCCTTGTGAGAGGGTGCTAGTTTAGTTCAGGATGTCGTGAATTTAATTTTTTATGAAATGAGGAGATGTTTTTATTTTGAATGGATGATAAAGACTTGGGTTGTGTGGTTGTGTTGGTTTTTGAAATGTTTATCTGTTTGTTTTTTTGATTGAGAGGGTGGCATGGGTGATTTGTTTGAAAGCCTCATGTTAGAAGTGTATGGTGAAATTGACGGCGGTTGGGGTGCGGTCAAAAAGATTCATTATTGCACGGGGACTGAAGGTAATTGCCATGGGTTTACTTTTTACGGTTCCGATGATATGGAGCTTTATGTTGATGGAGAAGTTTTGGAAGAATTTATGTATAAAAAAATGATTTCTGACCAGCTGTCAGCTAATGCCCCTCCGTCTGATGATGCAATTCGGATTGTTGTGTTTATGCGTGGCGATAAAGTGATGCACTCAGCAAGGTGTTGTAATCACGGTTGGGCGCATAAGTGGAAAAATACTAACGTAATAGCAATAGTTTCTCCGGAAAATGCCATTTTTAAAAAGTATCAGAAATTGTACTTCGATTTATATAAAAATACTGACACTGTATCTAAAGTGCCGGCGTTAGTCCCCTAGTTTTTCTAAAGGTCCTTGCGCCATTACATATTGTAGCGACAAGGGTGATCTCCTCTTTGGCTTTGCATTTACTCAAATTTCTACCCAGTTCAACTTCATCTCCAGCTCCAGCTGGCAGGTATAGCCGCCATCATTCAGGGTGTGGGTGATCTTGTTGATCACCCAGTCGGTGGCGTCGATGGCGGGCTTGAAGCCCTGGACCCTGGCCGGTAGTTCGGCGAACAGCTCCGGCCGGCCGTAGGCCAGGTTGATGCTGAACTCGGCGGCGCCGCGCTGCAGCTTTTCCCAGGCTGCTTTCGCCCCCTGCAGCGCGCTGGCTTCGCTGGCGTAGATGTGGCGCAGCACTTTGACGTTGCCGGCGCTCGGCTCCACGCCTTTCTGCTGGATGGCGGTGAGCTTCTTGCGCTTGGTCTTGCGCCCCAGCTTGGTGACGGTGGCGCGGCGTTCGAAGCGGGTGTTTTTGTTGACGATGACTTCGCCGCGCTTGGCCCGGTTCAGATCCTGCCATTGCGCTTTGACAGCGGTGTAGGCGTTGCGGTCGGCGATGTTGAAGCGATGGCCGTCGCCGCTGGCCCGGGTGATGGTGCAGACCGGGAAAGGCTTGCCGCTTACGGTTTCGGCGTCGCCGGCCTTGCAGAACACCAGGCGGCCGTTTTTCACCGTAGCCACGGCGTCGTGTTCGCGCGCCAGCCGGTGCAGCAGCTGGGCGTCGCTTTCGTTGCGCTGGTCCAGCTGCTCGACGCGGCGCTTGGCTAGCCAGTCCGGTATCGCCGGCTGCAGCTGGTTGGCGGCGGCGATGGCACGGACGATGGCGCCGAGCGTGGTCTTGCTCCAGCTCTTCTCGCGCTTGGCGGCGATGCCTTCGCGCAGGTCGGTGGAGCGCGCGCGCAGGGTCAGAATGTCCGGCGTGCCGCTGTGCTCCACCTCGTCAACGGTGTAGCTGCCCTTGTCGATCAGGCCGCTATGCCGCCAGCCCAGCGCCACGGCGATGACGGCACCACGGCCGGGCAGCTCTAGCATGCCGTCGCTGTCGTCCAGCACGATGTCGAGCTGATCGGCGTCGAAGCCGCGGTTGTCGGTCAGCGTCAGCGCCACCAGCCGCCGGCGCAGCGCGCTGTCCAGCGGCTTGCCGTTGAGGGTGAGCCGCCAGGCCGGCGTCGGCGTGCCGTTGAGGCCCGCGAAGTCGGCGAGGTTGTCCAGCGCCTGGCCTGCCAGGTCCAGGCCTTGCTGGGCGATGTCCTGGCCGGCGGCCATCAGGCTGTCCAGGCTCAAAACGCCAGCTCCATCACCGCGCGGCTGAGGTTGCCGAGCAGATCCAGCATGCTGCCGTCGACGCGCTGCAGCGTCAGGGTGAAGTCGATCTCGCGCGCCTTGCCGTCGCTGAAGAACTCGCGGCGGGTCAGGTCCAGCTTCTCGATGACGTAGAAGCCGTAAATCATGCCGGTGCCCTCGATCAGCGGCCAGGCCTTGGCCTGGTCCGCCATCAGCTTGAGCAGGGCCAGCGAGCTGTCGCCGCCGGTCAGCTCCGGCAGCAGCTTGCCGGACAGGGTGATGGGTTCTTCCTCCGGCCCGGTGTACTGACGGCCGGGCGCGGCGCCGACGCGGGGATTGCCCGGCCAGCGCCAGCCGTACTGCTGTTTCATTTCCTGGTAGGGCAGGGTGCTGCGGGTGAACACGAACAGCCCGAGCGCCATCATCGGCAAGCCTAGCATTAGTCGATGTCTCCAAATTTTGAACGCTGGCGGACCTGGGCGTCGCGCTGGGCTTTCTCCAGTTCCTGACGCACCAGCCGCGCCAGCGCGCGTTCGTCCATGCCGGGCGCGGCGTGGATGGTGATGGGGGCGTTGATCATGATGGGGGCGGTGGCGGCCGCCGCCGGCCGCGCCAGCGGCGGGCGGGTGTCCAACTGGCCGGCCAGCGCCGGCCCGGCGCCGAGCATGACGCCGGCGCCGAGCGCGGTCAGCTTGCCGGTGGCATGGCGCAGCGCGGCCAGTGGGCCGTCCTGGTTCTTGACGATGCCTTGCTCCAGTCCGGCCATGGTGTAGCCGCCGATGCCGGCGAATACGCGGGACGGCGAGTGGATGTCCAGCTTGTTGCGCAGCCACTCCGGCAGCATGTCGCCGACGCCGAGGATGGCGTCCTTGACCCCGCCCAGGCTGTTTTTGATGCCGCTGACCAGACCTTGAATGATCATGGTGCCGAAGCCGGTAAAGCGGTTCGGCAGCTCCACGCCGAACCAGCCCATTACTGCGGCGAAGGCGCGATAGAACAGCCCCAGCGGCGACCAGTTGAGGATCAGCGCGGCAATGCCGGCCACGCCGCCGCTGAACGCCGTTTTGATTTCCGCCCAGATATCGGCGAAGAAGGCCTTGATCGGCTCCCAATAGATGTAGATCAGCGTGGCGGCGGCGGCAATGGCGGTGATGGCGAGGCCAATGGGGGTGAACATCATCATGCGGCCGACAAAGCCGACAACCTTCAGCACCGTCATCAGCGCCGGGCCTATCCGGCCCAGGACGCCGAGGCCGCTGCTCAACCCGGCAAACAGCGTGGACACGCTCATGCGGGCGAGCGCCAATGGTCCGATCAGTGTAGCCAGCACCAGGGCGAACGCGCCGAAAGTGACCATGATGATGGCCAGCACCGCAGCGCCTTTCATCAGCGCATTGGCGAGCTTGGGATTTTCCCGCGCCCAGGCACCGGTTTTTTCCGAGGCCTCTGTTATCCAACCCACCACCGCTTTCAGCTCCGGCGAGATGGATTCGCCAAACTTCACCATGGCGTTGGTGAAGGTGCCGCTGGCCGCATCCCACAGGTTCTTGAGGGTGCCTAGCTGCTGGTTGACGCGCTCCTGCAGGCTGGCTTGATCAGCCATTTTTTGCTGCATTTCTCGATAACCGGCCTGCCCCTTCTCAATCATGACACCGAGCGCCTGGAGCGTTTCGGCATCATCCCCCCAAATTTCCTGGATCAGCGCATTGCGGGTTTGGGTATTCAAGCGCTTAAGCTGGGCCAGCTGGTTGAACATCTTGTCCAAGCCGCCAAACTCTCCCTTGCCGTCCGAGAAGTCCAGCTTGAAGCCGGCCTTGCTGGCCTGGATCAGCTTGTTACCCTTTTTCACTTTCTTGGCATCCAGGCTGCGCTGGAAAACTTTACGGAAGGCATTGCCGGCAGACTCGCCAACCAGGTTCTGCTGATCCGCCATCGCCAGCAAGGGGGCCAGCGCCTGCGCGCCTTTCAATCCTTCTTGCCGAATCATGCCAAGCACCGGCGCCAGCTTGGCGAAGCCGTTCAACATATTGCTGGGGTCGACGCCGACATAGTAAGTCCGCTGGATCACGTCCATGACCCCCATCATGTCTTTTTCCGCCGCGCCAGTGGCATCCTGCATTTTTGCCGCAAACTCTGCCGCGGCCTCCGGCCCTAGTTTTAATTGCACCCCCAGGTAAGCGGCGGCCTCGCCGGTCCCGCCAAGGATGGTCTGTACCGTCATGCCTTGCCGAATCAGCATCGTCATCATGTTCTGGAAGTCGGCAGTCGTACCTGGCAGTCGATCACCCAAGCGATCCGCGAGCCGGTTGACCTCGGCAAACTCCGCCTTTACCTCGCCACCTTTACGCATCATGGCGCCCTTGAGCATGGTTGAGGCGTCTTCGGCTTCGGCATACGCCATGACAGGACGCAGTGCGGCCACGCCGGTGGCCACGCCGCCGGCCATGGAAGCCACACCAACGCCGGCCATCTTGTCGCGCACCTCCTTGGCCCGGCCGTAACGGCCGCGAATGTCGTTCAGGCGCTGCTGGTGGCGGCTGACTTTTTCCAGCTGCTCGCGCTGCCGCTTCAGCGCCTCACTGGTGCCGTCGATCTTGCCTTTGAGCGCGGTTTCCGCGCTGCCCAACTGCGCAACCTTGACGCCGGCTTCGCTCAGCTTGGCGCGCAGCGGGGCCAAGTCGCGGGTTTGGCGCTGCACCTGGCTGGTGAGGCTGTGCACGCTTTCGTTGGCCTTGGTGAAGGCCTTGCGGAATTTGTCGGTCTGCTCGACGCCGGCGCGCATCTGGTCGCGCATGGCGCGCACGCGCTGCTGCGCCTGGTCCAGCTTGGCGCGGGTGTCTTGCAGCGCGGCGGTCTGCTTTTTGTAGCCGCTGATGTTGGACTGGGTGCGCTCCAGCGCCTTCAGTTGCTCGCGGGAATGCTTGACCGCCTGGGCCAGATCCTTGCTGCCTGCCATGGCGTCGCGCAGCGGGCGGGTCAGCTTGTCCACGCCCGCCAGCAGCACTTCCAGCTTCATCCGGGTATCGCTCATGTGTCCTCGTTGCCGCTGCGCAGGCGGGCGTGTTCGCGCCAGTCGGCCAGTTCGGCCAGGCTCATGTGTTCAAACGCCGACGGCGGCCAATGGAAAATGACCGCCACGTCGGCGATGGCGTCTTCTACGCGGCCGGGGAGGCCGTGTCCGCTTCGCTCGGCTGCCGTTCCTTCTTCCCCAAAAAACTGGCCACCGCGATGCCGCATTCGGTCAGGTCGGCCGGGTCCATGGCTTGCACTTCCTGCTCGGTCAGCGGCGGCAGGGTGATGCGCGGCAGCAGGGTGATCAGCGCGCCGACGTCCATTTGCAGCAGGTCCACCAGCTTGGTGCCGCGCAGTTGGCCGGCGCTGGGCTTGCTGATGCGGATGGCGGCGATCTGGGTCTGACCTCGTTGGATCGGTTGGTCCAGGGTGATGGGGTCTTTGTCTTGCATGATTCGTCCTTAGGATTGAGAGGCCAGGGCGGGCCGGATGATGGGTTTACAGTCCGACATTGGCGCGGTGCGCGGCTTGGATGTCCTTGCCGAATACCTTGAACACGTCGTTGACGACGTCGACTTCCAGCCACTCCTCGCCGTCGACGATCAGCTTGTAATAGCTGAGGTCGGTCTTGACCTTGAACGAGCCGTTTTCCTTGGCCTTGGCGTCGCCCATGTCCAGTTCGTTGTGGCGACCGCGGACGACGACTTCCACAGCCTGGGCGCTGCCGTCGTCCTCCTTGGCGTAGCTGCCCATGAAGCGGACCTGGGCGGCGTCGTGGCGTTCGGCGCCGAAGGTGGCGACGATTTCGCGGATGGGGCCGTTATAGGTCTGCTCCATCTCCAGATCGCCCAGCCCCTTGAGCAACGCGACCGAGCCGATCATGCCTGCGCCGCGGTACTTTTCGGTTTCCATGGTGACCTTGGGCAGCTTGACTTCCAGCGCCTGGCCGATAAAGCCGACGCCGTCGATGAAAACATTGAATTTGCGCAAGGCGCGCGGCAGTGCGATGCCTGACATGGATGTGTCCTTATGCGTTGACCTGGCTGGCGAAGCTCATCAGGTATTTGTCGGTGATGCGCTGGCGCAGGGTGATGTTCTCCGCCGGCGGTACCGGGGTGTAGTCGTAGTCGATGGCCAGCTTGCCGGCCTTGAGACTGTCCTTGTCGTTGACCTTGGCGTCGAACCAGCAATCAAAGCCCAGCAGATAGCCTTGATTGACCAGGCTGCGGCCCTTGGCTTTCAGGCTTTCGATGATGTCGCGCGCCAGGCCTGGGGTCAGCGGCTTGTCGACAGCCCAGAATTGCGCCTCGGCGAAAGTTTCGGCCAGCACTTGGGCGGTGCGGGTGTAGCTTTCGAAGGCATACAGCGGTTCCGCGCTGCAGGTGCGCGAGCCCCAAAAGCGATAGCCGCCCTGATTGATCAGCGTTGTAACGTCGTTGCTGTTCAGGTAGTCGGCGTCGGTGGCAGTACCTTGCAAGTCGAAATAGACGTCGGCGCTGATGCCGGTGACGCCCTGCACCGGCACGTTGGAAAGGGTCTTGTGCCAGCCGACGGTTTCGTCGATGAAGGCGCGCAGGCCCAGCGCGCGGGCGGTGGCGTAGGCGGCGGCTTCTCTGTTGGCGGCGCCGTCCCAGGCGATGAAGTCCGGCCAGATCACCATGGCCTCGCGCTGGCCAAAGTTCTTGCGGTAGGCCGCCGCGTCTTCCATGGTTTTGCAGCCGTAGGCGGACAAGTAAGCAAAGGCGCGGGTCTGCTGCGCCAGCGCGGCCAGCGCCGCCGCCACCGGCTGGCTGTCTAGACCGGGCGCACCAAGAATGCGCGGCACCAGGCCAAAGCGGGCCTTGCTGTTGAGCAAGGCCTTGATGCCGGTCTTGCGGCCGTCCGGGATGGTGGTGCCGATGACCTTGGTGGTGGTTTCCTCGGCGGTCTTGCCGGGCTTGACGCGCACGACGATCAGCACCGGTTTGCACTGGTCGGCGATGGCGGTCAGGCTGGGCGCCAACGTGCCCTTGACGCCGGCCTTGCCGATGGCGCGGTCCACATCGGTGATCAGTACCGGCACGTCCTCCGGAAACGCGACCGGGTCGGCGTCGTCGGAGGTGCAGACCATGCCGATGACGGCGGTGGCGATGGTGCGAATGGGGCGGCTGCCTTCGTCGATTTCAAGGACGCGGACGCCGTGATGGTAGTCAGTGGCCATGCAGTTCTCCATGCGGGGTTTCCGGAATGGTGGCCCAGCCCGCGCGGCGATGCGACTTCGCTACGTTGTGTCAGCTGCCCGGACAACTTAGAGTGGCAGGCCGATGGTCTGAATTAGAATGTTTTAGGATGCCGCCAGACGCCGCCGGCTTGCTCCAGCATTATTTGGCGGCGGCGGGAGACCGCGAGATTCGCGCGTTGTTGCGGCATCTGTCCTGCGTTGCTCATCTTGAGATTCCACCCCATTTGGTGGGTAGCATGGCGGTGGGTTTACGGCGCTTGCTCGGCGAAGCCGCGGCGAGGGAGCAAAAAAAATCCCATGCTTTAGGTCAATTGACGGATAGGGAAATTCAGGTGCTTGAAGCGGTGGCCGCGGGTCTTTGCAATCGGCAAGCGGCGGAGGCTTTGGGTATTAGCGAGCGAACCGTGCGGAATCACATTGAAAACATTGGAAAAAAACTAGGTGTTCACAGTTTTGAGGATAGCAAAATCACCGTTAGAAAAATCATCCACCATGTGTATCTGGCCGGGTCTATGCAGCGTATCGGCGTTTCCGCCGATTAACGCGCAAGAGGTGAGTCTTCACAATCGCTGTTGCAGTACATCAAGCAAGCGAGGTTAAAAAATGACTATGAATGCCGTGACTCCACAACAACTTAACCCCCTGATTGGGGACACCTGCCAGGACACGCTGGAGAATTTGACTACCTGTCTGAACCGGCTGGGCGAAACGCTGGCGGCCAGCCACGCCGATCCGTCCATCTATTTTTTCACCGCCAGCTGCGCGGCGGCACTACGGTTTGAAGCCGGCAGACTGAGCCAGCGCTGATTCCCCATCCCACCAAAAAACAGCCCGGCGCATGGCCGGGCTTTTGGTTTGATGTTGACGTTACATCGAGCGTGCAATCACATCCAATTCGCCCGCATCCTTGGCCGCGTCAACCGCGGCCAGTTTGCCGCGCATGACCGCTATTTCCGCATCCACAGCAGCCAGCCGTTTACCTGCCGGCGTCTCCGCAATCTCCACCGGCGGCAAGCCCGCTAACAGCGCGTTTAGGGCTTCTCGCGTGGCGCGGTGTTGTTCGGCTTCAAGTTCAGCCATGGTGTCCGCCAGGATTTTGGCCTGCTCTGCTTTGAGCGAGTCTAGCGGCGGCGGCGGCGGATCAACGGCTACCGGCTTTCCGTCCTCGCCGGCCCGGATTACCTTGCCGCCTGCTTGGGCGGCCAACAGCTCGGCGTGAAATTCAGAGGTGATTTCCACTGCATCGGCCGGGATCTGGCATGCTGGATTGAGCACCGAGATGGTCGGCGCGATAGCCGCAGAGTCCGGCACATCGATCAGTGGAGCGGCGGAGGCACCGCCCCCCTCCGTTTGCACCCATCTAGGGTCAGGCGCTTTAACTGTGGGCCGCTTCCACGATGGATCAACAATGGTCAGGGTGCGGGCACCATGTTTAGCTGAATCGTAGAATCCGCCCGTAGACCTGGCGTAAAAAACTCCCATTCAATCCCCCTTTATTTGCCAATGGCAAGCCAGAATGAAGTAATACCAGCACCCGCCATGGCGCCCGTATTTGCAATATATAGGCTGTCGGTAAACCCAGCATTATTACCAAATAGAGAAATGGAGTGATTAAAATTGCCCCCCACATTCCCAGGAATAACGACGGGCGGAGAACTGAATGCAAGCGGGAATGTAATAGAAACAACGCCAGAGCTATTTGTCACCCCCGTTCCAAACTGAAGCATCTGCCCGCCCGGAAATCTCAGGGTATTATTTGTTCCGGCGAACGCCTCGGTCAGTCCAAGCTGCGCAGTACGCAGGCCCATGTGCCAGCCGCCGGCGTCGGCAATAAATACCGCGAATGTACCCGCCTCCATTGTGTAGGCGTTCGCGCTGTTTGAGTTGCCCGCAATAATGATGTCTGCACCTTGGTGATTTATCATCTGCGCGAAATTGGATTCATTCACCAGGGTAATTGTGGCGCCTTTAGGAACCCCCGAGGACAGCGGTAGCGCGACCGTACTAGAAGCTCCCCCGTTAATCACTATGAGTTTTCCCGCAAGCGTGGTGTCCACCACCGCAGGCAGCGAGTTCATGTAGGCGACACCCGAAAACGTCAGGCCGGCAGCCTTCACCGCGGCCGTTGTTGCGAGTCGGTCGCTGTTGTCAAATTGCGGCGGCGTCGGCGCCGTGGGCTCGCCCCTCAAATGCGCATCGGCCAGCGGTGCTTTAGCGGCCAGCGCTGCCGCCATCGTCGTGGCAAAATTGGGATCATTGCCCAACGCCGCCGCCAGCTCGTTCAGCGTGTCCAGCACCGCCGGCGCCGATCCCACCATCGCCGCCAGCGCGCCGGCGACGAATTCCGCGTTAACAATGCGCTTGTCGCCGGCGCCTGCCGGAGGCGTTTCTACCGTGGGCTCGCCTGGCAGCGCGGCATTGATCGGCAAGTCCGCCGATTGCAGCGCGCGGCCGGCAGTGGCGCGGCCCTTCTTATCCACTGTCAGCACCGGATAAGTGCCGGCCTCCACACCGGAATCCGCCAGCGTCATCGCAGCGCTGACGTTGCCGCCGCCATCGAATTGCACAGACCAACTACCATCGCCGCTCATTCCGATTTTGCGTGCTGTGCTCAGCTTGTTGGCGTACTCGATGGCCAGCGCGCCGGCTACGGCGTCGTCCAGCCGCTTCTTAAGCAGGGCCGTCCGGTTGGTCAACGCCTGAATAGGGATGTTGTCCGGGCAGTCCGGCCCGCCGGTTAGCACAGCGTCTTCGGCAAAATAGGGGACGCGGTCCCAGCTTTCCTTATCATTCAGATATCCCATCGTGCTCCTCTCTCCTCACACCAGGCCGCGCGAGAACGCGCCATTGCGCTGGCCGTAGCCGTTGCGTGTCAGCGCCGCGTGGCTGAAGTCCAGCGCCACCAACCGGCAGCGACCGGCGGCGATGTCGTCCAGCAGCGCGCGCGCGGTCCTGGCTTGTTGGTTGGTCAGTAGGCTGTAACAGATCACGCGGTATTCGGCCCAATGCGCGCCGCGTAGCCCGCGCTGGTTGTAGGCTTCGCGCCGGCGGCTGCCGTCGCGACGGTAGCCGCTGCGGCCTTGTTCGATGTCGACTTCGCCCAGGCCGAGATCCCGGAACAGCTGGCGCACCGCGGCGACGGTGCCCTTGCGGCGATGCACGGCGACGGAGGAGCGGATCACGGCGCGCTGGCGCGCCTCGCTGGCGGCGGCGTCGAAGTCGTCGATGCTGCGTTCCCAGGCCAGCAGAGGCAGCAGCGGAGCCGGACAACGGGCGCTGTCGGCGATGCCGCGTATCGGCGTGGGGTCGATATCCGGCGTGCAGCTGTCGGCGATGGCAGCCTCCAGCGGGGTGCGATTGCCGGGCAGCAGGCGGCTAGTCATGAAGGGTAATCTCCTCGGCTTTTGGGAATTGGCGCAGCGAGCACAGTACGTCGGCCGCCGGCGCGGTGAGCAGCACGCGGCGCACGCCGGCGACATGCAGCGCGGCGTCGATGGCCGAACGCGCGATGGCGGCACCCAGCCGGCGGCGCGACTCCAGCAGGCTGGCCAGCCTTAGCCTGGCGCCGTCCAGCCCGCCGCTGATGGATTTGCCGCCCGGCTCCCATTCGATGGCGGCCTCCACGGCAAAGGCTAGTGGCTCGGCCGGCCGCACTTCGACGCGGTCGCAAATCGGCCGCACGGCTTCGTCGTTGAGCGCCTCGGCGACGGTGGCCTGCAGCGCGGCGTCGGGCACGCCGTCGCCGCGACGGTCCATCACGAACACGCGCACGGTGCCGGGTTCCGGCGGCGTCGGCAACGGACTGTTCGGGCCTTCCACGCTGGCGTCCAGCACCTGGCCGCTGGCGCTGAGAGCGTGGAATTTGTAGGCGCCGGCCGGGCCGGCTACGCTGAGGCCTTCCAGCGCCATCTGGCAGCGCCGACGCAGCGCGGGGTCTTCTTCCCACTCCGCCGGCGTGGGCGGCACGGTGTCCGGGTCGGCCGGCCGCAGCAGCAGCCGCTGCACGCCATAGTCGGCGGCGCGGTTGTCGAGGTCGGCGCCGGCGGCGTAGGCCAGCAGGCTGGCGAGCGCGGCTTCGTTGATGCGCTGGCGCTGCAGCAGCTCGCTGTAAGCGAACTCCTGCAGCAGCATGGTCAGCGGCTCGCTGTCCAATTGCAACGCGGCGGCGAGGCCGGCGCGCAGATCCGCCGGCGCGGCCGCCAGCAGCCGGGCCTTGCGGTTTTGGAACAGGGTTTCGAAGTCCAGCGCCTCGATGACGTCCGGCGGCGGCAGTTGGGTCAGATCTATCATCGCAAGCCCACCGAGAGATTGAGCGGCTGCCCGGCGGCCGGGCCATCGCGGCGCCGTGCCTCGATATCAATGGCCAGCGTGCCGGCCTGGCTGCCGGCGCCAATGCGCATGCCCACCCGCTGCAGCTCGATGCGTGGCTCATTGCGCGCCAGCGCCATCACGGTGGCGGCCAGGCATTGCATGCGGGTTTTGCCATTCAGCGGCGCGTCCACCAGCTCAGGCAGTTGGCTGCCAAATAGCCGACGTTGCACGCGCTGATACAGCGGCGTGGTCAGCACTTTTTGCACGCACTGCTGCAGCTGCGCATCGTCGACGATAGCGCGGCCGGTGCGGGCGTTGAGTCCGAGGTAGTTCATTGCGGTGCTCCGGTGTTGCCGCCGTGGGCATCGGGGTGGGTGTGGCTGTCCAGCACCACGCCGTTGCTGCTGAGCTGGCCGCCACTGTGGGTGAGGGTGCCGCTGATGGCGGTGCCGGCGCCGCCGCCGGTGCCGGCCAGGCCGGCTTGATAGCTGAGCAGGCCTTCGCTGGTGGTGGCGCCTTTGACGGTCAGATTGCCGCCGACGGTCAGGTTGCCGCTGGTTTCGGTTTCCGGGCAGCGGATGACGCAACGCACGGCGGCTTGAATGGTGGCGGTCTGGATGCCGGACACGCTGAGTTCGCCGCGGCCATGGTGGTAAGCGAAGCGGGCGCCGTCTGGAAACACCCGCACCCATTCACCGGTGTCGTCGCTGGGCGGCGGCGCGTCGTCGGCATTGAGGCCGAGCAACACCAGGCCGGCGGTGGTTTCACCGGACGGGCTCAGAATCAGACATTGTTCGCCCAGGGTGGGCGGGTTCCAATCCCGAGTGCCGCCGGCGCGCGTGTGAAACCAGGCCAGCCAGCCGGTCAGCAGGCCGCCGGAGCGGACGCGGACGCGCGGCGGCTTGGCTTGCACGGCGGCAACGGTGCCGGTGCGCAGCAGGTTTTCAAAACGGGTGATCAGGTCGATGTGGTCCATGGCACCAGTGTGCATGTGCCGCCGGGCGCTGTGGCGCGGTGGCTGTTGTGCGTGATGCGGCAACAACAGGGATCAGGCCGCCAGGCTTGGCAACTCAAGATCGGCCAGCGCCTGCAGGTAGATTTCTGGCTCAATCTCGCAGCCGGTTGCAGAAATATCTAATTGGCGGGCCGCTTTCAGCACGGCGCCACCGCCCGCGAACGGGTCAAAGACATGCCCATGCTGACCCGCCAACTGACAAAGTTCAGCCATGATGGGCACCGGCTTGGCGGTGATATGGAATGTGTCCGTAGGCTTGCGCCCATGAAAGACGCCGGGAAGATACGTCCCGCTAGCTCGCAGCGGCCCATGACTGGCCCACACGATGAATTCCGCCTGTTGCCGCATGCCGCCATTTCTTGGCCGGCAGCCGCCTACGGTTTTGTCCCAGACCGCCACGCCCTGCCACAAATACCCCGCCATCTGAATGGCGTCTGTCAAGGCCGGTAATTGCCGCCAGTCGATAAACACACAGACCAAACCGCCAGGCTTGAGTACGCGCCTAGACTCTGTCAGCCAGTCCACGCACCAGCGGGTCCAGCTGCGCTGGTCTTTATTGTCATGGGCGAAGTCGTGGACCGGGCGACGGCAATCATTCCCTAGGTATTTGCGAGACGGCGGTTGCTTGCGCGTAGTCGCGTGCAGGCCGCCAGACGAATAAGGCGGGTCCGTCACAATCAGGTCAAAGCAGCCATCAGGCAGGTTATGCATGTACTTGATGCAGTCAATATTGAATAGATTCACGGAAGGAGGCGTCATGCTTGGCTTTCTTGTTGCGGTGTTACTAAACCGGTGTCGCCAAGTGAGTGATCACTTGGTCTTGAATGGAGTCGATATCGGCATTGCTGAAGCCCAACAACTCCCGCGCCGGGTATTGCGCCATCACGCCGCGGTGGCGGCTGACGCGGTCGCGCAGGCCAAGCTGGTGCACGCGGGCGATGCGCTGGACCTGGGCGATGAACTCCACCGCGCCGCCGGCCGGGCCGGCTTGGGTCTTGAGGTAGCGGGCCAGGCGCAGCTTGGTGAACATTTGGCGGCGGATGGCGCCCTTTTTCTTGCGCAGCTGCGGCCGGCGCGCTTCAAAACCGCTGCCGTCCGGGTTTTGCTGCTGGCGGATGCGCTGCTGCTGGCTGGCGCGCAGGCGGGTGACGATCTGGCGCGCCAGCGCGCGGCGCTGGGCGGGGCCGAGCTGGGCGATCAGGCCGGACAGCTTGCTGTCCAGTTGGGCGAGGGCGTCGGCCATCAGAACATGCCCGGCGGGTCTTCCGGCTCGCCCAGGTATTCGAATGCGAAGCCGCCGGCGGCGTCCTTGACCGCCTTGACGCGCTCGCTCAGCTTGAGGGTGATTTCGATGTCCTCAGCGCTGTGGCTGATGATTTCGCTGCGGAAGCTGAGGCCGTCGGCGCGCGCTTCCGGGTTTTGCAGCAGCGGCGGCTCGTTGACGGCGACCCAGTCCAGCAGCGGCAGCAAGATGGATTCGATGCCGCGGCCGTATTCGATGACGACCAGTTTCAAGGTGTAGTGCAGGGTGAAGTGCAGCTCGCCGGGCCGGGTGGCCAGCTGGCCGTCCTCGGTCCACATGGTCAGCCGGTCCGGGTTATTGCGCAGCTCAGGCAACGCGGCCTCCAGCGCGGCGCGCAGGGCATGCGGCTTGTTCATCGTTCCGCCCATTGCTGGCAGGGCACGCAACGGGTGCAGCCGGGGACGATGCGCTGGCGTATGGCGGGAATGGGTTCACCGCAGTCCTCGCAGTGGCTGAGGCTGTCGCCGGCGGCACGGGCGCCGGCGAAGTGGGCGTCGATGGCGGCGTCGCGCTGCATTTGCTCCAGCGCTTGGGCGCGGTCGTAAAAATCAGTCATGGTCTTGGCATTCGATGGTGGCGTTGACTTTGGCGGCGCAGATTTCAAGCGCCTGCCGCTGTTGTTGGAGCGCCTGGGCCAGTTGGCGGTTGGTGGCTGGCACCGTCGTCGGCAGGTGGCAACGTGTCAGCGGCGCGCAGCGCTGGCTGCTCAGCACCGTGGGCGCCTGCTGCGGCGTAGTCGAGCAGGCGGGCAATGTCAGCAGGGACAGCCACATCGCCCCAAGCCATATTTTCCGGGGTGGCATTGAGGGTTTGCTCCAGTTTGTCCGCATTGGCGGCGTGTTTGCGGGCGAGGGTTTCCAGCCGCTCGGTCAGCTGGCGTACGGCGGCGGCCTGGGTGCGGGCGTCCTGTTCTTGCTGGCGCAGTTGCGCGGCCTGCTGGCGGTGGGCGGCTTCCAGCTGCGCGTAGGCGGCGATCCGCTCCCGCGCGGCCGCTTGCTGCTGCTGGATGACGCGGGCCTGCAGCCACAGGCCGAGCCCGCCGAGCAGCGCGGCGAGCAGGGCCAGGGTGGCGGCGTAGCGCTTGACGATGTCGGCGAGCATCAGCGCACGTCCTTCGGCAGCTCGAAATGGGGGAACTCGCGGAACGGCGCGCCGGGGCGGCCGTACCAGTTGAGGCCCAGCTCCATGCCGATGCGGCCGGCGATCTGCCAATGCGGGTGGGCGGCATTCCATTCCGGTTTGCCGTTCACTTTGGGCACGATGTCGAAGGCCCGCGCCGCCGGCTTGCCGTCCAGCATGGCGTTGTGGGCGGACTGGCCTGCGCGGGCGTTGGTGACCTTGGCACCGGGCGCGGTGCGGCCCTGGGCATAGAGCTGATCCTGTTCTTGTCCGCTGCGCCAGGTGCAGGTGATCAGGATGTCTAGGCCGGCGGCCTGGCAGCGTTCCATGAACTGGCGGCATAGGGTCTGCAGCGCCGGGTGCAGGTCTTCAATGCGACGGCTGGGCATGGCGATCTCCTCTCTCAGATCCACTTTTCTTTGCGCAACAGGATGGCAAGCCAGGACTGGCGGTTGTCGGTGGTGCGGAACAGCTCCACCACATTGCCGCGCACGGCCAGCAGCGCCAGCAGCAGGGTCAGATGCAGCACCAGCTGCGGCCAACGGCTGTCCAGGCCGAACAGCTCGAAAACGCCGACGCTGCCGGCGGCGACGGCGAGCAGGTAGGCGAACAGGCCGGCGCGCGGCCGGTGCACGGCGCCGCCGCGGGCGAACAGCAGCAGGCGGGCGGCAATCATCAGGCAAACCAGGGCGGTGGCGGTGGGCAGGGTCATTTCTCTTTCCCCTTGAGCAGGCGCAGCTTTTGGAAAAATTCCGGACTGTCGGCGGCGCTGATCAGGCTTAGCAGCGCCTTGACGGCGAGGGCGGAGGCGATCAGCGCGCCCACGCCGTTGCTGACTTCCACCGGTTCCGGCAGTAGCCAGTCAACGAAGGTGGCAACGCCGCGGGCGGCAACGATGCCGGCCACGAAGCTGAGCACGAAGAAGACCGCTTTTTTGCTGACGCTGATGTCGCTGGAGCTGATGACGAAGACAGCGCCGCCGGCGAATGCGCCGAGCACGACGGCGGCGTCGACGCCGGGAATCAGGGTCAGCAGCGCGGCGGTGGCGAGCGCGCCGGCGGTGGTGGTGGTGCTGATGGGTTCGGCCATGTTTAGTCCCACAGGTTGATTAAGGTTTTGACGGGTTCGGCGTCGGCGGCGTCCAGCTCCGGCAGTTGCACCGCCAGGCCCATGGGCAGCGTTGGCCCGTGGTCCGCCAGCCCGGGGTTGGCGGTAAGAATGGCCTCCACCACGCCGGCGGTTTTGCCGTAGTGCCGCCAGGCGATGGCGTCGATGCTGTCATGCTGCTGAGCGCGAACGGTGCGCATCAGATCAGATCCACGGTGGCGCGGCCTTTGCTCTGGATGTCGCTGATGGCCCAGCGCGCGTCGCGGCGCAGGTCGTCGGCGGCTTGATCCAGCTCCTCGGCGCGGCGCCGGCCTTCGGCGGTGCTGTCGAAGCTGCGATAGCGTTCGTTCAGCGCGGCGGCGGCGGTGGCGTAGATGGCGCGGCGCCAGTGGGTCAGGTTGACGGGCTCGCCGTCGATGTCTTCGCCGGCCACGTCGGCCAGCCGTTGGACGCCGGCGGCCTGCAGGCGCTGGCGCCACTCGGCCAGCTCGCCGTTGACGCTGGCGATGGCGACCACCAGTTCATGGCGCAGCCGTTCATCGGTGACGGTGCCGTCCAGGCGCATGACGGCGCGGGCGTGGGCCGGGTCAACATCAGGCCAAAACGCGCCGGCGCGGATGGGCTTGGCCAGCGGGCTGTCTGCGGCCGGGGCGGCGGTGGAAGGAATGATCATGGGCTGCTGTCCTTGGTGTGACGGTGGAGGGGGCTTCGGCTGTGGGCTTGCGCCTGGCGTCCACCCCCTGCCGTCAGTCGCGCGGGGTCGCTCGGTGTAGCGCGTCGAGCCAGACGCCTGATACGGCGTTGCGCCTCCTTGCCGTACTGGATGTACTGTCTGCGTCGGCGCGCCTTGTCTCAGGCTTCTGGTTCGCTGCGCCTTGTCTCAGCCTGGCGGCGGCGTGTTCTTCAGCTTGCGTTCCAGGCCTTCGATGGCTTTCTTGACGCCGATGCCGTTGTGCAACTGCAGCGCGCGGCGCAACTGCTCCAGCGCCTGCTCGGGGTTGCTGTCCAGCAACGCGAAGCCCAGCTCGCAATGCAGCTTGGCGCGCACCTGATCCGGCATGTCGGCGTGAGCCGTCATGGCCATGGCGCGGGCCAGCAGACCGACATCAAGGCCCGCCGCCTTGGCGTCGCGCAGGCGCTTGGCGGCGTCTGAAAGTTCTTCGGCGATGATGGTGCCCAGCGTGCGTTCGAAGCGGTCCGGCACATAGAGGTCGTGGCGCATCGCGTATTCGGCGATATCAAGCGCGCCCGGATAGTCGCCGGCGTCAATGCGCCAGATCATCACTGTGACGACTACGTCGTCGCGGCCGCCGGCATCGGCTTGCAGCACGCCGTCCACCCAGGGCGCGTAATCCGGCAGCAGCTCGCGCTTGACCTCGCCCTTGCGTTCGATGGACTGAATCTGCTTGAGCCGGCGCCGGTCGTCGGCCAGCTTGGCCAGCATCAGCTGGTAGCCGCTGGCGTTGGCCATACCGCCGAAGTCGTCCTCGCCCGACTCCCGTCGCGCGGCTTCGCGCTGGAAGTGCTCGCGGAACAAATTCATGCGGCGGACTCCGGTATCAGCTCGATGTTTTCGATGAAGGCGCAGCAGCCGTAGTCCTCGATGACGAAGTCGTCATTGCTGGACTGGAAGGTTTCGATGCGGTCGCGCTTGGGGTTGTCGATGATGCTGCGGCGGTTGGTGCCTTCCTGCCAGTACACCGACAGGTTGTCCAGGCGGGTGATCAGCACTGCATTGGACGGGAAGTAGGGCACTTGCACCGCTTGCAGATTGCCGATGCGGCGCTGGCTGACGATCAGATCCTGGGCGGCTTTCTGGTTCATCGGGTCGTGGTTGCCGTTGACCAGCGGGAACAGCTTGTCCGACATCAGCCGGCGGCCACAGATGGCCACCAGCTGGGTGTCGTTCTGGTGCCATGAGTCGATCAGTTCATTGACCGCGGCGAACACCATCGCGTCCAGGTTGTTGAAGTCACCGCCCTTGCCGATCTTCATTTTGCCGGCTTCTTTGTGGCCTTCCTTCAGGTAGCGGCCGGGTGCGCGCTCGCGGATTTTTTGCAGCCAGCCGACGGCGACGTCCTGCAGCAACGGGTATTGAACACGGTTGCTGGTGCGGGCGCGCTTTACGCCGTTGAAGCCCATCATGATGCGGTCCAGCGCGATGCGTTGGATGATGGCGCCGCTGAGGCGCGGAGCGAAGTCCGGGAATTTGGCCCAGGCGTCCAGCGTCTTGTATTTAAGGTGGCTGTCGTAGTTGATCTGCTCACAGCGGTAGCCGTCCTCGTCCAGCTGCGCCACGTCGCGGGTTTCGCGTTCGCCCTCGTCGGTGTTCTGGGTGCCGGCGATGGGGCCGGACACGCCCAGGCCGACGGTGTCGCCGGATTGTTCTTGCACCGGGAAGAGGTTGATCTTGCCCAGGAAATCGCTGGATTCTTGAACCCGGGTTTCCAGCTTTTGCTGGACGCTGGGCTCGACGCTGAATTTGCTGACGACATCGCCGACTTCGATGCCGTTCAGGCGGGCGATGTCGCTCAAATAGTGCTTGAACTGCTCGCGGGTTTCGTTGCGCATGTTTTGGGGCTCCGGTGTTGTGGGCTTGGGTTCAACTGACGATTGCTCAGCAATCGGCCGCGATGCGGTCTTTGCCGCCGGCAGTGGGCTGCCGGACGAAGCCGGCAGGTTGCGCGCTCAATTGCTGTTTCAGTTCGGCGAAGTCCGCCGCCAAGGTTTTATGCTCGGTCTGCAGCGTCTTGTGCTGGTCTTCCAACTGACTGAAGCCTTCCGCTTGTTTGAGCACTTGCTGCTGGCTGTCGGCGATGGTTTCGATGGCCTGTTGCAGTTCGCTGAAACTGCTGTCCACCGCCTTGCGGTTGCTGCTGAACATGGCCTTGATCTTGCTGGCGAAGCCCTCGACGGCGCCGATGTGGTCGTCTTCCAGCTCCAGGGTGAATTCGATGGCTTCGGTGAACAGGTTGCCGGGACTGAGCTTGCGGCTGGCCAGCGGGTTTTTGCTTGTCGTGGCGCTGAACTGCAGCATTTCGCAGCCCAGGCTGGCGGGGTCGTCGGTGACGGCCAGGCCCACCAGATAGGCCTCGCCGGTATCGGAGAACTCGGGGTTCACCTCGATGGAGGTGTAAACCTTCTGCCGCGCCTTGTTCAGCGCGATCAATTCGTCGGTGGGGTCGATGACGGCGAACAGACCGAGCTTGCCGTCTTCCACCTTGTCGGCGCTCAGCGCCAGCACGTCGCCGTAGCGCTTGAACTGGCTGTCCGGCGAGATGCCTTTGACGTGTTCCAGGTTGACGCGGGCGCCGTACTTTTTCGGGTTGTAGTTCTTGGCCATCTGCTCAATCCAGACGCGCTCAATTTTGCGGCCGTCGGTGGTGGCGCCTTCGGTGGCGACGCGGAATTTCCGGCTCTTGCTTGCCATGGGTTGCGGTCCTCGGTCGGGTGTCGGTCGTGAAGATGCGCCCATGTTCCGGCCGCGCCGCCGCGCCCTCAACGACATGTCGTTGTGTCACGCCGCCGTACAACCGGCACAGCGGGATTTAGCCGGTTGCGCTCTGCACACTCGCGGCATGACGAGCACTTTTCCCATTCCCGACGATCTGGACCCGCGCCGCCTGGCCAAGCATTTGTACTTTCAGGGCTGGCGGGTGGCGCGTATTGCGGAGACGCTGAAGCAGAAGCCGGCAACCATCCACAGCTGGAAGCGCCGCGACCAGTGGGACGACACCACGCCGCTGGAGCGGGTGGATTGCGCGCTGGAAACGCGCATGATTCAACTAATCAGCATGCCGACGAAGGGAAACAGCGAATACAAGGAGCTGGACGCCCTTGGCCGGCAGCTGGAGCGGCTGGAGCGGGTGCGGCGCTATCGCAATGGTGGCAATGAGGTGGACCTCAACCCGAAGGTGGCCAGCCGCAACGCCAAACCGCGCAAGGCGCCGGAGAAGAACGCGATCAGCGAGGAACAGCAGGCCAAGCTGGTGGCGGCCTTCCTCGACAAGATGTTCGGATATCAAAAGAACTGGCACCGCGCCGGCCAGACCGAACGCATCCGCAACATTCTCAAAAGCCGCCAGATCGGCGCGACGTACTATTTCGCCCATGAAGCCTTCATCGACGCACTGCAGACCGGGCGCAATCAGATTTTCCTGTCGGCATCCAAGGCCCAGGCCCACCTGTTCCGGGCTTATATCGTCGACTTCGCCCGCGACGCGGCGGATGTGGAGCTGAAAGGGGAGGTAATCAAGCTGCCCAACGGCGCAGAGCTGGCCTTTCTGGGGACCAATGGCCGCACCGCGCAAGGGCGTTCCGGCAATGTCTACGTAGACGAAGTGTTCTGGATTCCGCGCTACCAGGAGCTGCGCAAACTGGTCAGTGCGATGGCGTCGCAAAAGCGCTTCCGCATGACCTATTTTTCGACGCCGTCGGCCATGAGCCATGAGGCTTACCCGTTCTGGACCGGCGAGCACTACAACAAAGGGCGTCCAAAGAAGGACCACATCAAGCTGGACGTCAGCCATTCGGCGCTGGCAGGCGGCCTTCTCTGCGCCGATGGTCAGTGGCGCCAGATCGTCACCATCGAAGACGCCTTGCGCGGCGGTTGCGACCTGTTTGATCTGGACCGGCTGCGGCTGGAGTACAGCCCCGAAGAGCTGCTGCAGCTGTTCTATTGCCAGTTCATCGACGACGGCGCCAGTGTGTTTTCCTTTGCCTCGCTGCAGCGCTGCATGGTGGACAGTTGGGAGCTATGGTCCGCCGAATTCAAGCCGTTCGCGCTGCGGCCCTACGGCCACCGCGAAGTGTGGCTGGGCTATGACCCAAGCGAAAGCGGCGACAGTGCCGCTCTGGTGATCGTAGCGCCGCCGTTGACGCCGGGCGGCAAATTCCGGGTGCTGGAGCGCATGCAGTTCAAGGGCTGGGACTTCGCAGCCCAGGCCAAGGCGATCAAGGACCAATGCGAGCGCTACAACGTCGCCTATCTTGGCATCGACGCTACCGGCCTGGGCTCAGGCGTGTTTCAGTTGGTGAAGCAGTTCCGGCCGGATGCGGTCGGCCTGCAATATTCGCTGGAGCTGAAAACCAAGATGGTGCTCAAGGCCATGGACGTGATCCACCACGGCCGGCTGGAGTTCGAGGCCAGCCACACCGATATCGCAGCGTCCTTCCTGTCGATCAAGAAAACCAGCACCGCCAGCGGCCGTGCAGTGACCTTCCAGGCCGGCCGCTCTGAAGAAACCAGCCACGCGGACCTGGCGTTCGCCGTGATGCATACCCTGATCAACGAACCGCTGGAGGGCGCCAGCGGCGTGTCTTCCAGCTTCATGGAGTTTTCCTAATGAGCAAGCCACGCAATCGACGCATCCGAGCCACCCAACAAGAAACTGCCGCCGGCGCCACCAAGATGGAGGCCTTCAGCTTTGGGGATCCGGTCCCGGTTCTGGACCGACGCGAGATCCTCGATTACCTGCAGTGCTCGGACGCGGGCAAGTGGTACGAACCGCCGATATCGTGGGAAGGCCTGGCCAGGAGCTGGCGCGCCAGCGTGCACCACGCCAGCGCGTTGGCGGTGAAGCGCAACCGGCTGGCCGCGCTGTACAAGCCGCACAAACTGCTTTCCCGTGAACACTTCACCATCCTGGCGCAGGACTTTCTGATTTTCGGCAACGGCTATCTGGAGCGCGAGCGTAATGTCCTGGGTGGCACTATCCGCCACAAGCCGGCGCTAGCCAAGCACACCCGACGCGGCAAAGTGGCCGGTCAATACTGGTGGGTGCCGAACCACGGTCAGGAGCAGGAGCTGGGCGAGGTATGCCACCTGATCGAACCCGACATCAATCAGGAAATCTACGGACTCCCGGAGTATCTGGCCGCGCTGAACAGCGCATGGCTGAACGAATCCGCTACGCTGTTCCGGCGCAAGTACTATCTGAACGGCTCACACGCAGGCTTCCTGCTCTACATGACCGATGCCGCCCACAGCCAGAAGGACGTGGACGAGTTGCGGCAGAAAGTGAAAGAGTCCAAAGGCGTGGGGAATTTCCGCAACCTGTTCATGTACGCGCCGGGCGGCAAGAAAGACGGGGTGCAGATCATCCCGATCAGCGAAGTGGCCGCGCGCGACGAGTTCTTCAACATCAAGAACGTGACCCGCGATGATGTTCTCGCCGCCCACCGGGTGCCGCCGCAGCTGCTGGGCATCGTCCCCAGCAATACTGGCGGCTTTGGAGACGTTAGCAAGGCGGACGAGGCCTTCCACGAAGGCGAGATAGTCCCGCTTCAGGCGCGGTTATCCGCGGTCAACGACATCGTAGGGGAGGATATCATCGAGTTCTTACCCTACAGCCCGAAAATCCAAGCGCAATAGGGCTCCACCGCCCCATAAAAGGCCGCCAGTAAGGCGGCCTTTTTGCATGCCGCCCGCCCCCATCCAGAACGCCAGCGCCTCGCCATGTGCGACGGTGGCCCGGCACGGCCCATTTTCAGCCCCCAAGCCTTGGCGGCCGGCTGCCAGACCCCCACCCAAACCCCGGCGCGCGCCAT